CTAACATCCTACATGGCGCTAGACCAGTATCTAGAGAAGCGCAGTTTCCTAGAGCGGCACTAGCCATACAATGTTCAAACGATTCCAAGATATAAAAACAATAAAGTTTCCTGTATATGCTCTTCCCTCTGTGGATTGGTATATGCAGGATGGTGTGCTGTTTATAGACGATGGCAAAGTACTAGATGATAAGAATATGCCAGGAACTACGCTTGGCGTTAGAAGAATACAGTGTGGAAGAAAAGATCTTTGTAGGCTCAAAAAAGCCTATACAGATTTTAATTCTATGATTAAAGGCAAGCACAAAATCTTCATAGATAGTAATGGAAAACCATTCGTATATAAACGAACTATAAACAGTCCTCTTATTCACCATAGAGTAGATAAAATTGAACTAAAGGGAGATTGCTCCGTTATATGGTTCAAGAATATTAGTCATCCAATGACTATACCACGACCTCCCTATGGTGATGCTAGATATGCTAGAATACTATATTACAAAGGATTTCCTTGGCTAATATATGACTTCGTACTAGAAAGAGGTAAGGACTCGTATAGACGAGTATGAGAAGATATGCGAAACAGTAAGAAGGGTTCTGGAAGGTTTGCTAAACAGCAACACTCGATGGACTTCAAAGTAAAGAACATAACTGCACTAAATGATAGGCAGTCAAAAGTATTACGTAGCAATAAGAACTTAGTTTTAACAGGCTACGCAGGAACGGGCAAAACCTTCCTGACTTCCTATATTGCTTATCATGATATGTTCGCAGGAAACTATGACAGACTAATCTACATGAGAAGTGCTGTGCCAACTAGGAATACTGGGTTCTTACCTGGTACTCAGGAAGAAAAAGTAGCTATATACGAGGCTCCATATATTGATATTGCCTCTGAGTTATTTGGTCGTGGCGACGCATACGATATTCTCAAGAAAAAAGGATTAGTACACTTTACCTCTACTTCTTATGTTAGAGGCATAAATCTTAGAAATGCTGTAATCGTAGTAGACGAGACCCAGAACATGACTTATCATGAACTAGACTCAATCATTACGAGACTTAATGATAACTGCAAAATTATGTTTTGTGGTGATATTAGACAGGCCGACCTATATAAGAACGGACTGGAAGACTTCTACAGTGTTCTGAAAAATATGGACGAATTCGATTTCGTTGATTTCAAAAAAGAAGATATTGTACGTAGTGATCTAGTTAGAAACTATATCATTAAGAAAGAGCAAATTCTAAATAAAATGTAAGGCTAGTAAATAGCTAAGGGGATATATCCCGGGGATTTAATTGATGAAGGCTATCATTAGCAACAAAATTTACATGACGGTAGAGCCTTCGATGCACAAGTACCTTGATAAGGAACTTACGTATCATATTCCGTCATATAATGAGCCAGAGAAATTTGTAAGTATTAAGAACCTAAAAGTCATAAACTACAATATAGCTGGCGGAAAAATGCTGGTAGCGTTTCCAGTTGGTCGTATAGATCTTATACCAAAAAACTTTGAAATAGTTGATAAACGAGCTTACAACTACTTGGAAGACTTTCCTAAGTTTAAGTTCGAACTAAGACCTAGTCAGCAAGAGATTCACGATGAAGTAGAAGATAACTGCATCATCAATGCTAAAGTTGGTTATGGTAAGACATTTACAGCTTTGGCTATCGCTGCTAAATTACAGCAGAAGACTCTAGTAGTCACTCACACGGTTGCTCTTCGTAATCAGTGGGAAAAGGAAGTAGTAAATACTCTAGGTATTAAGCCTGGAGTAATTGGAAGTGGTAAGTTTAATATTGATAGCCCTGTAGTGGTGGCTAATATACAAAGTCTTATTAAACACGTCGTAAAAATTAACAGGGAATTTGGAACTGTTATTTTAGACGAAATGCATCACGTATCTAGCCCTACTTTCTCTAAAGTGATAGATGCTATGTTCTCTCGTTATAAGATTGGACTATCTGGTACTATTGAACGCAAAGACCAGAAGCACGTAGTATTTAAAGATTATTTTGGTTCGAAGTTATTCAAGCCAGATAAAGAGAATACTATGGTTCCTGAAGTTCATGTTATCAACTCTGGGATATATTTCTCTGACAGCTCTGGAGCATCCTGGGCTGAGAAAATTAACGTATTAAAAGAGTCTTATTTATACAAGGACTTGGTCGTAGCATTAGCAGATAAATATGCTAGTGAAGGTCATAAGGTTATTACAGTATCTGACAGAGTAGAATTTCTAAGAGCATGCAATCATAACTCTACTTACCCATCCGATTTAATTATCGGGGAAGTAAAAGATAGAGATGATATAATTAGAAAGATATTTGAGGATGAGATTGACCAAGTATGGGGCACTCAGAGTCTAGTATCGGAGGGATTATCTATTAACCCTTTAAGCTGTTTAATACTCGCTACTCCGCTAAATAACATGCCACTATTAGAACAGCTGATAGGGCGTATTATTCGTGAGTATCCAGATAAACTAAAACCAGTCATAGTGGACATTAGACTTGAGGGTAATACTGTAAGTAGGCAGTATAATAATCGTCTAGGTCACTATATGAAAGAAGGCTATGAGATAAAATTCATAAAATAGTTCTTGACTTTTATCCTTATTTTTGGTAATATGCTATTATACAGTTGGAAGAAAATACTAAGAAAGTCGGGTGGCAGCTCTAAAAGGATATTAACTATCCTAAAAGCTATGACTCAACGGGAACTACCCAGACATGTATACGATCCAGTGTATAAGTATTATTATACTGACTTTTCGGGGAACAGTTTTCTAGTAAATCCAAGTGCCCTGCTTATAAATAGATATAAGTGGAAAGATAAAGAAATAGCAGACTATATCGGTCTAGCTAGCTTTAGAAGCACTGGAGATTACATGGCAACTGGAAAAGTAACATTAGACTTAGCCCATAGCCCCATGGGACAAGACGCAATCAACAACAACAGACTACTTCGTATTGACAGAGGTGAAATCCACTTCCTTTACGAAGATTACACAGGAGAAAAATAATGGCAGGTTTAGGCTTTGGTTCAGTTAAGGGTTCAGCTAAGAAAGAAAAAGCTGACTCATATAAAATGGTTGATGGAGACAATTCAGTTCGTCTCTTCGGAAATATCCTAGCACGTTACGTGTACTGGATTAAGGGTACTAATGGCAAGAATCTTCCATTCGAGTGCCTTGAGTTCAATCGTGAGACTGAAACCTTCGATAAGGCTGAAAAAGATTGGGTAAAAGAATTTTATCCTGATCTTAAGTGCGGCTGGTCATACTCAATGATGTGCCTAGATAATGGTGTTCCAAAGATCTTCAACTTCAAGAAGAAGCTCTTTGACCAGATTATGGCTAACATTGAAGACCTTGGTGACCCTACAGACCTCGACAACGGTTGGGTTCTAAAGTTCAGCAAGAAGAAGACTGGTCCTCTACCAATCAACGTAGAGTACACTCTACAGACTATTAAGTGCCAGAAGTCAAAGGGTCCCGCTACTCAAGAAGAGCGTGATGCTATTGAAGCATCAAAGACCATTGAAGAACTTCTACCTCGCGCAACTCCAGCAGCTCAGAAGGAACTTCTAGAGAAGCTACAGAGTGGTGATGCGGACACTATTGATGAGTCAGTAGAAGAAGAGCTCAACGTTCAGTAATCAAGTAAGCCCAGCTAATCTCGGTTAGCTGGGCTTCTTATTCGGAGAATTATGAGTAAATTATTATTAGCTGATATACATATTAAGCTAGGACAAAAGAATGTACCACGTGAGTGGGCGCTAAAACGCTACGATATGTTCTTTGACCAAGTAGCTGAAGTAGAAGATAGTGTGGATGAAATCATCATCCCAGGCGACTTGTTTGATAGGATGCCAACTCTAGATGAGTTATCGTTATACTTCAAGTTTATTTCGCAACGTACTAAGCGAACAATTATTAGTACCGGAAACCATGAAGCCACAAAGAAAGGTAGAAGCTTCTTCACGGAACTCAAAGGAGTTACAGAAAGACTTAACCCTAATGTGGAAATTGTGGTTGACTATATTCATGATTCAGAAGACTACTATGTGGTTCCTTATGAGTTTGTGAAAAACAAAAGTACATGGGACGAACTAGACCCTAGGTATGTGTTTACCCATGTTCGTGGAGAGATTCCACCACACGTTAAGCCAGAAATTAATTTAGACTGGCTAAACAAGTTCCCTATAGTATTTGCGGGCGATTTACACTCTCACTCTAATACCCAGAGGAACATAGTATATCCGGGCAGTCCTATGACTACTTCTTTTCATCGAAGCGAAGTACAGGCTGGATATATTATTATTAATGATGACTGGACTTGGGTATGGAAAGCTTTTGATCTTCCACAACTTATACGCAAGACAGTATCAGACCCTTCTGAAATGATCCCTACTGACTTCCACCATACAATCTATGAACTGGAAGGTAACATTAAGGATTTGAGTAAGATAGAACATAGCGACCTACTAGATAAAAAGCTAGTAAAACGTAGCAGCGATACTGCTCTTGTTCTAGATAAGAAGATGACTATTTCCGAGGAACTTACAGAGTACCTACGATATATTCAGGAACTACCTGATGTTGAAATAGATAACATTATGGAGGTGTTTAATGAGTACGGTGGTACTTCAATCAATCAAATGGGATAAGTGCTTTAGCTTTGGTGAAGATAATTTCATTGACCTCAGTAGCGAGCCATTAACACAGATTATCGCACCCAATGGATACGGTAAATCTTCTATCCCACTTATTATGGAGGAAGCCCTCTATAATAAGAACTCTAAGGGAGTAAAGAAAAGTGACATTCCTAATCGTTTACTTGACGGTAGTTATTCTGTTAAACTTCAGTTCTCCGTCGATAATGATATATACTTGGTATCTACTGAACGTAGTTCCGGTATTAAAATCCGTCTCTTCAAAAATGACGAAGATATTAGTAGCCACACTGCCACCAATACCTTCAAACAAATCGAAGAACTAATTGGAATAGATTTCAAGACATTTCAACAGTTGGTATATCAATCGACAAATAGTAGTTTGCAATTTTTGACGGCTACTGACACTAATCGGAAAAAATTTCTAATAGATCTATTTGATCTAAGCGAGTATACGAAGTTGTTTGAGGTTTTTAAAGAAGCCTCTAAGCACCTAGGACTGGAAGTCAATACGCTGGAAAGTCGTATTGAGACTATCAACAAATGGGTTAGCAATAACTCTACGTTAGATTTGGTAAAGTACGATTTAGAAGAAATTCCAGAACGACCAGATTTCGGCACAGAAGTTGGGGATTTGAACTCCAAACTCTCAAATATAAAATCTCACAATACAGCAATTCAAAAGAATAATCTATTGAAAAAGCAGTTGACTGAAATTGATATTGATGAACTACGCAGTGTCGATCTAGTCAAGGAATCTTACGATGAGTATCAGGGTGAAATTGGCGAACTAAAGTCTGCCAAGACTGCTGCTGATGCTGTTATTAAGAAACTAAAAGGTCTAGAGGATAAGTGTCCGACTTGCCTACAAGACATTGATAGAGACTTCTATGATGACTTGCTTACAAGTAATACAGCGAGTTCGGAGCAGTACGCTGAGCGTATATCTGTGTTAGAGGCTTCTGTCGAACAGATCAAAAAGAATAATCGTCTTTTTGATATGACTCAAGCAGAGATTAAAGAGTGGGAACAGCTCGATAAAATGGTAGACCACACCATGAGCGAAGATCTGCTTAGTGCTTCTGATATTGAGGAAGAACTAAAGGTTATTAAGAATTCCCTAGCTAAAGTCGATGCTGAGATTGCCAAGCTAACAGCCGCTAACAATGAGGCTATCAAGCATAATAGCAAGATTGATATTTATCTAGAGCAGAACGAAGCATTTGCCCAACAGCTTAAAGAAGCTAAAGAGCAAGTCTGGGTTCTGAATGATAAGTATAAAAATCTTGAAGTATTGAAGAAAGCTTTCAGCACTAATGGTCTGATTGCCTACAAACTAGAAAACCTCGTTAAGGACTTGGAAGTATTTACAAATGAATACCTATCAGAATTATCAGACGGACGCTTTACAATCGAGTTCAGCATATCCAGTGATAAGCTTAATGTTGTTGTCACAGATGAAGGCAAAGAGATCAGTATCAGTGCGCCTTCGAGCGGAGAAATGGCTAGGATCAACATTAGTACACTTCTTGCCATCAGAAAGCTCATGTCTAGCATCTCAAGGAACACCATTAACGTCCTATTTCTCGACGAGGTCATTAGCGTCCTCGACGATTACGGACGGGAACGTCTCGTTGAGGTATTGCTCCAAGAAGATGGCCTTAATACTTTCCTCGTCAGTCACTCCTGGACACATCCCTTGGTGGATAAACTAAGCATCAAGAAAAAGGACAGCATTAGCTGGATCGATCGTGGTTAACCCGAGACAAAAAGGTGCTATAGGAGAGAATAAAGTTAAGGAGTTCCTAGATTCTAGGACTCCTTATACTTTTGAGCGTACTCCAGGCTCAGGAAGTGGAAATATAAAGGGAGACTTATACATTCCTAAGTATAGAAATGTATACTGCATAGAAGTTAAGAACTACGCAGAGTCTCCCTTTAATGACAAAATTTTAACAAATAAAACGAACGACTTTGTACTTTGGTGGACTAAGCTACAGAAACAATCTGCAGCGATGAGACCACTTCTTTTCTTTAGGTACAATCGTTCAAAGATATTCGTCGCTACAGATATAAAGCCAACTAATGTTGAAAAGTATATTGACATTCCATGGCTAAACTGCTATGTTATGTTATCAGATGAATGGATAGAAAAGGAAACAATTAAATGGCTAATTTTGTAGATAACAGGCGGCCAGAGAATCTGATGATCGTTGACACAATGAACCTCGCCTTCCGCTGGAAGCATGCGGGACAAAGTAGTTTTGCTCAAGATTATCTTAGCACTGTTCTATCACTCGCCGCATCTTATGATGCTGGCACAATTATTGCGGCTGCTGACTGGGGCGGATCATCCTATCGCAAGGAAATCTATCCAGAGTATAAAGCTAATCGCAAAGATCTAGTAGAAAAGCAGACTCCTGAAGAGAAGGAGCAAGCTCGTCTATTCTTTAACGAGTATGAGCGTACTCTAGAAGTTCTAGATAAGCACAAGGATATTCAAGTATTCAGGTATAAGGGAGTTGAGGCCGATGATATTGCAGCGTATATCTGCTCTAGGTTATATGATTATGGCTTTAGTCAAGCTTGGCTTATCAGCTCTGATCGTGACTGGGACCTTCTTATTAGTGAGTATGTTTCTCGCTTTTCTTATGTTACTAGAAAAGAGCACACGCTTGATACGTGGGATTATCCCGTAACGCCAGAACAATACATTTCATACAAGGTTCTAACTGGAGACGCAGGAGACAATGTTCTCGGCATACCAGGTATCGGACCCAAACGTGCTGCCGCTCTTATCGAGCAATATGGCAGCGCTCTTGACATTTACGATCAACTCCCTCTTCCTGGTAAACAGAAGTTTATTCAGGCACTAAATGACAGTAAGGATCTAATTCCCCTTAATTATGAACTAATGGATCTTGTTAGCTTTTGTCAAGAAGCTATTGGATACGACAATGTTCAAGATATTGGCCGAAGACTGGCCTTTGGAGACAAATAAGCATGGTTAGTACCCGCGCACAAATTATTACAAGACGTACATATAATCGCCCACTCAATGAAGAGGGCACAGAATTTGAAACTTGGGCACAGACAGTGGCACGAGTTATAGACCACCAAGAGTGGCTATGGACACGAGCAGTTGGCGGACGCGAACTTACTGACATTGAATACGCAGAACTATATGACCTAGAGCGCCTTATGCTAGAGCGTAAGGTATCTATGTCAGGTCGTACACTATGGCTTGGTGGAACTAATGTTGCTAAGTTTCGTGAAGCAAGTCAGTTTAACTGTAGCTTTACAGAAGTAGAAACAGCATATGACGTAGTTGATTGTTTATGGCTACTTCTACAGGGCTGTGGCGTAGGCTTTAAGCCTGTAATCGGTACTCTTAATGGCTTCTCAAAGCCAATTAGGAACATCGAAGTTGTTCGCAGCACCCGCACAGAGAAGGGAGGCAAGGAATACAATGAAGAATTTTGGGACGAAGAATCAAAGATCTGGGTCATCAAAGTTGGTGACAGCGCCGAAGCATGGGCAAAGTCCATCGGAAAGTTACTCGCGGGTAAGTACCCAGCCAACACACTGGTATTGGACTTCTCGGAACTACGTCCTGCAGGAGAACGACTAAAGGGTTACGGCTGGATTAGTAGTGGTGATACTGCTATCTCTAAGGCATACCTAGCTATTGCTAATATTCTTAATGGTCGCGCTGACTCGCTCCTAACTCGTATGGACATTCTAGATATTGTCAACTGGCTCGGCACTATCCTAAGTTCACGTCGTAGTGCTGAAATCGCACTATTCGAATACGGGCAGCCAGAGTGGGAAGAATTCGCCGTAGCTAAGAAGGACTTCTGGCTCTATGACCGTGCGCACCGCACCCAGTCAAATAATAGCCTAGTATTTAATGATAAGCCTACTCGCCAAGAACTTTCAGATATTTTTGATCTAATGCAAGAAGCTGGCGGTTCGGAGCCTGGATTCATTAACGCCGTGGAAGCGCGTCGTCGTGCTCCTTGGTTCAAGGGTTGCAACCCTTGCGTAGAGATCCTACTAGGAAACAAGAGTTTCTGCAACTTAACGGAGATTGACATTGGAAAGTTTAAAGGTGATACAGCTGGTCTTCACTACGCGGTTCGACTTGCGGCCCGCGCTAACTATAGACAGACTTGCGTTAACCTACGCGATGGAATCCTACAGGAAGCCTGGCACCTAAACAACTACTTCCTACGCCTATGCGGCGTTGGACTTACTGGTATCGCGAAGCGTCCAGATATGGACTCCTACGCCTACGAGTATTTAAGCCGTACTGCTACAGCTAGTGCTGTTTCAATGGCTGAGGACCTAGGTCTTCCATATCCAAAGAATGTTACTTGCGTTAAGCCAAGTGGCACTCTTTCGAAGATTATGGATACCACCGAGGGCGTACATAAGCCTCTAGGTAAGTACATTTTCAACAATGTTACATTTAGTAAATACGATCCTATCATAGATAAGCTTCGTGAATCTAAGTATGTTGTTGTGAATCACCCAACGGACCCAGATGGCGTACTAGTCACCTTCCCTGTTGCATATGAGGATGTTCCGTTTGATAATTTCAATGGAATGGAAGTTAACCTAGAGTCAGCCCTTGCACAGCTTGAGCGCTATAAGCTACTTCAGACTAGCTGGACTCAGCAGAACACGTCGGTAACTATCAGCTATGACCCTACGGAAATTGATGATATTATTGACTGGCTACTAGCTAATTGGGATATTTATGTAGGAGTTAGTTTCCTATACAGGAATGACCCAACTAAGACTGCTAAAGATCTTGGTTATCTCTATCTTCCGCAGGAAGTAGTAACCAAAGAAGTCTACGATAAGTACGTGTCTACATTACTTCCAGTGAGTCTTGAGAACACTGAAAGTTTCGAAGAACTTGTTCAGGATGATTGCGCTACTGGCGCCTGTCCAATCAAGTAAAAGAAAAGCCCCGCTAGATCGTTCTAGCGGGGCTATTTTTATGGTGTCCATCCTCTTTCGAGCATTTGTTCTTCTGTTAGGCCATAATATAAAGTTATTTCCTCATTCGCAGCTATGAATCGCTTTGCGAATAGTCTGAATACTTTCTTTACTGGGTCTATTTCCCAAGTGGTGTTAGAATCTGCACTACAGTTGATCAAGGTAGAATTACCTAATGCTATACAAACACTATCTACTTCGAAGTTATATTCTCCGGTATCAGTGTAGTCATATGGATAGGTATAGTTAATCAACTCACATAAGTTAGCCGCTGCTTTACTAAAGATAAGAATTGAACTTTCTTCAATTAATTCTGATTCTTGTATGTCTACATTGGCTACCAATCCTCTGCCTTTATTTGGTATCTCGTCTATTCTAGTAATTTGTGACATCTACTGCTAATATTCCTCCTGTGAATGCTGCCGGTGCTAGTGTGGCATATCTTCTATAAGTTACCTGCGTTGTTTGAATAGAAGTACTACTTGCTCTAAAAGCTACTCGGTCTGTTGGGGCCTGATACGTTCCTCCACCCATAGGCTCTGTGACGGTGGCTGTACCTTTAGTAGTGCCATACTGTAAGAAAGCATACACTTTATTAGCGTCCACAGTGGTGGTGGTACCGGTCGCATCTGGTACAGGTATCTTTATTCCCTTAAGTATTTTTGGGTACAAAGAAGAAAATCTTACTGTTGTTCCATCGGCGGCATAAATCTCCAGCCCATATCCGCTCGTTGCTTTTGGTAAAGATGAGTAACTTCTAAATGCGAACCACGATATGGTATTGACATTGGTGTTAGACTTTCTAAAGGTTTGAGTTGTATTAGCTGCTTGAACGCTACTAAAAATACTCTTGGGTAAAATACCTTCTGCTGCAGAAGGAACGACTGCGATTGCTTCATAAGGTACCGTAGGTGTTATATTAAAGAATAAAGTTCCAGTAGTAGTTACTGTTCCTTTCTCTACCATGTAAAAGTTATTCAAGTCAGATGAAAGCTGTAACTTACCTGTATTATTATAAAATTCTACTCCATATGCCATTTAAAACTCCATTAATCTAATTGATATATTGAATCCTGGATCTCCTCCAGATACAACTATGCTGCTACTTGCTGGGGCTAGAGTTACTGCTGCGGGGGCTATAGTTGTTTGTCCTGACTCTACTATATTATTATTAACTAATGCTATAGTATTCGATGTCACAGGTACTCCAGTAATAGTACCATTAGTAGTTACAGATGATATTGTAAATGAGCCAAAATCTTTAAATGTATTATCTGTTGTGTCTAGTGTTATATTCCCGGATGAGTCGAATATTTGGAGACCATATAGTCCCGAGGTTGCTACACCTACTGTAGTACTCGTAAATACATCTGATACGCCGCCTATTGTTAGTGTTGTATTAGTAGCTGTACTATTACTTGCTGAACTGGTATGTCGTACTGATACAGTCTGTCCATTTGTTACAGTTCCGCTAGCTGAAGTGTATGCTCCGCCATTTATACTATATGTACCTCCAGATACCGATATAGATGCAGCGGCGTTTATACCCGATACGGTAATGCTATTAGAGGTTATAACAGTATTTAGAGATACATTCGTTTGGTCTGTGAAGGTAAACTGATCTGGTGTCGTATCTGATACCGTTGTTGAAGTATCGTTTATAGTTAGTGTAGAACTAGCTACTATGGTTCCAGCTGTTGAACCTGTTCTAACACTTATAGTATAAAATTCAGTTCCTTCCGTAAGAGAGTCTGCTATAGCAGGTATAGTGAAAGAACCTGCGTTTGCACTTATAGTAAAGCTACCACTTGTTGTAGAAACATCAGCGGTAGTAGCATTTACTGTCCAGTATAGTGTGGTTCCATTAGCAACATTTGTTGTAGTGACATTTGCTGTAGCGCTTGCTCCTTCATTTGTTGAGGCATTGGCAACGCTATACGTAGGTGTTACTGGTGCCGTAGAAGTGTCATTTATAGTTATAGATGAACTAGTAAGAACTGTGCCCGATACTGAACCACTTCTAATATAAAAAGTGAGAGTCTCGGTACCTTCTGTTAGCGAATCTGCCGCTATAGTAAAGAATACTGAGGCGAAACCGTAGCTAACAGAAACGCTCCCGTTTACTGGCGATATATCAGACCCACTAGAAGTACTCCAATATAGCGTAGTACCATCGGGGGCTGTAGTAGATAGGAAGGCGTATACCCCCTCGCCTTCGTTAAAATTAGTTCTTGCACTAGCAAAAGACGAATCATAAAAAGTCAGAGTATATGTTGCTGCTGCAGCCGTAGTACTAGTGAATGTGTCTGATACGCCACCAATAGTGAGTGTTGTATTAACGGCCGTGCCATTGCTTCCGGAGCTAGTATGCGCTACTGATACGGTCTGGCCGTTTGTAACCGTACCGGAGGAGCTTGTGTAAGCCCCCCCGTTTATACTGTAAGTACCTCCAGAGATAGATATAGCCGAAGCAGCATTTATGCCAGATACTGTTATAGTGTTGGATATAATAGTACTATTTAAAGCTACTCCGGTTTGGTCAGTAAAAGTGAACGCATCTGGAGTTGTATCAGGTGCACCGCTACTTATAGTTCCCGCAATTCTGCCATAGTAATAAGTTGAGGTCTCCGAAATAAGCGTACGAAAAGTTACAGAATAACTTGTGGCACCTACATTTGGAGTAATAACTACTGCCTGTCCGTCAGCACCACTAGTAGCACTTGTTGTGCAACCTACAGGTGTGCCATACCTAAGCCAACCATTTCCGTCAGCATAACTACTTGTATCAATACCTAACTCTATTGTATCACCACTAGATATATTTAGTGTTGTAGGAGTTGGATTAGTAGATAAGTACTGTAAAGCTAAAGTTTGATATAATATCGTCATGCCGCTAGATTTCCTATCTTAACTCTAAGTGTGCTTCCCTCAAAGATCTTTATAACCTGAGAGTCCATTTCTATTCTAGATATAGAAGTATTCGCAGATGTTCTTACGCTGAAGTTACTAGTTCCTACTAATTGAATACTTCCGATTTGTGCCGATCCAATGGCAGCATCAGCAATAAAAGTACTTACGTTTCCTGATGTAATCTGCCCACCTATATTGACCCCGAAAGTAGCACCATTAGTAGCATTTGCGGGAGGTTTCGTTCCGCCAACATTAGTATAGTCTAAAGGACTACCAGCAGCTAGAATAACGTTCCCATTAGCATCTTTGATAGATAGTCCTCTTGAGTCTATTCTATCGGCCAGAATACTGTTTGCAACTATTCTATCGCCGTTAATTGTGGCCGCCGTGATCTGACTACCATCAATTATAGTACGACCATAGTTTACTACTAAATTAACTCCACCGGCATACGTCGCCAAGACAATTTTATCTGCACCATAGGCAGTACCAGTAGCTGTATTTGCTGCCAGTACTCCTCCGCCCTTTGTCCAGTATATATATAATACTCCGGAAGACCAAGTGGCATTACCTGCTGCAATCGCTTGAGTTGTTATAGTTCCAGCATCGTTAGTGTATACTATTATGCCCGCAGACCAATCAACTCTGTTAGCTGTACCGCCTAATTGGGCCTGAAACTGCAACCCAGTTATATCTAGCCCTCTTGAACCTATGGTTAATGTATTAGCAGAGATAGTATTAGCCGCTATTGAGCCGCCCTCTATCTTAGTAGCATCGGTGCCATTTCTCCAATTAGAGAGAGTAGTTCCGCCGCTAATTTGTATCTTACCAGGTTCAATAGTTGTGGAGCCTCCATTAATTCTGGTAGCGGGGTCTTGTGCACCAGTTGCTGCATTAGTTTGTACTGTTCCTATGGTAGTACCAGTAGCATCTAAGAAGATGCCCGGATTTAAAAACGCACCTGATGCTGGAATTTGTATTCTATCTGCTGTTAAAGAAGCCGCTGTAATTTTATCGGCGTGTAATGTACCAGCAGCAATTCTATCTCCGTTGATAGTATTAGCCGTCATCTTTATGGTAGTAACAGCACCATCTTGTATTAGCGTACCCGGCAGTACTTCTTCTATTCTGAGGTCCTGTATTTCGTGTATAGCAGTACCGCCGCCATAACTTAGAATAGCTAAAGGAGACATAGTACGAGCATTAGCCGGTATAGTTTTTGAAGTACCATAGCCGAAGCTTCCATAATATTCTGTCCAACCTGTTGCTGGAGTGACTCCTGCTGCCGCGTAATACCATTGTGACCCATCACCTGAAATATTGGCACCTGTTGAATCAAATAAAGCAGTTCCCATGTATGCAGTACTAGCAGTACCACTTACTGTTCTCATCCAACACCTAACTCTATAAGTTTTTGTTGAATCTATAGGTATTCTTCTTACTTCATTGAACCAATTTTCTACTCCTGCTCCAGAAGAACGAGCTACTCCATTACCTACTTTACCATCAGTCACTGAGGTAAAAGTTGGAAGTACACCACTATATAGTGACCATGCAGATGAGTCGAGCATACCTGGATCACTATTTACAGCTGAGCCAGGTGCACCTATGTAAAGCTTAGAGGTAGTTATAGCGCCAGCAGCTATTTCATCAGCAGCTATAGCTCCTGTAGCAATCTGTCCTGCTGTGATACTATTAGCCTGTATTTGGTTTGCCTGTACAAATCCTGTTAGATCAGATGTAGCCACAGAAGCAACATATGCTGGAGTAGTTAACGTAGCATCCCATCTATATAACTTTCCTGTACCTGTTAAGAATATAGAGTTGGTAGTCTTTACTGTTGGCACAGTAGAGCCTGTAATGACAGATACTGGTTCGATACCTGAGGCAAATTTAGCTATAGCAACTGCCCCATCTGCTATATCTCCTTGTACAAGCTGAGAGGTTGTTGCGGAGACTGCCGTAGAAGTAAATGCTGATTCATTACCAGAAGTATCTACTGCCTTAAGCCAGTAAAACCTAGTAACACCATATGCGAGCCCAGACCTAGTATAAGTACTATTACCCCCAGAAGATACAGCTACAGAAGCTATTTTTGTTGCGGAGCCTACAACATTTGCTGTATGCTCGTATACATCAACTCGCGCTATATCAGCAGCTACTGGACTTGTCCATGATACAAAAATACTGCTATAAGTTGCTTGTGCAGTAACATTTGTAGGCACTGAAGGGGCCGTACTATCTTTTCCAGAAGTAGCCGCGACAGCCGTGCTATATGCGCTTCTATTATCGCTCTTATCTATTGCTCTTACTTGTACTGTATATGAGGTATTAGGTTTAACCATCCACTCATAGTTATTAGAAGGAGCATTATATGATATATAAGTACCTGTACCTTCTTTAATCTGAACCTCATAATAAGCGAAGTCTGTCTCTGTATTCGCATTCCAAGTAGCTCCTAACTTAACCTGCACGTCGCCTGCTGGAGTAGTAATAACAGTAGATGCCAATGCTAATCCAGTAGGTGCTGATGGGGCAGTAGTATCTATTACCGCACCTGTATATCTTGAGAAACTCTGAGTTACAGTGATAGTGAATTCATCATCTACAGAATTTAAGCCCACTATAGTATAAACTATAGATGCTGTATCAGCCGTTATACCTGTAATATTTCCTATAGTAGCATAGTTGCCACTATCTGTTATAGCTCCTGGAGTTACTCCAGTAGCTACGGCTGAGGCTATTCGCCAAGTAGATGTTACATCTCCTCCGCCTGAGTTACCTCCAACGCCATTGGTTCCTGTTCCGTTAAATGCTACAGGAGTTACTCCTTCGAATACTCGAATTTCGGGACCAGTATTAGTAAGTACTGGATTCTGGCCGTTACTATCTGCAGGGATAATAAGAAAGGGCTTATTAATAGTTACGGATATAGGTGATACACCTACTGTACCGCTTCTAAGTATTTCTACTGGAGTAGACCACGTTAAAGTATTAACTACATCATTACGTACAAATGTTGATACATTAGTAGTTGATTCCCAAACAGGATTAGAGCCTTCTGTAATATTGACCGTCCATCCTGATGGAGGAGTTAACACTCCTCCATCAAAATTATAGCTACCGCCTGTAGGAGCGGTTGGCGTTGTAATAGATCTTTTATATACAGTAAGTTTAGCTGTATAAGCTAAGAAAGCAGCAGAGCCCTTAGAGCCTGCTGTATCTTCCTCAGGATAAAATGTTGTATAATACGTTCTGCTCATTCTGTTACCTTATGTCTTATCCAGTAGTACTTTTCTACTTTGTCTGTTCCCTCAGCAGGAACATTATCAAAAAAAGTATTTCCAGGCACTGGAACGGTAGCTAATAAACTAGCCGTTCTTATTTTTAGATTTAATCCTGTAGCTGTTGCTAGAGTAAATAGTATATTAGACTGATTATTCGTAGTAATAGTAAATTGAGTACTTGTAAGAACCTGCTTTACATAGTATACTGTGCCCGCAAGTAGCTGATTATTATAAGTTACTTCCGGATATATAGGCATACCTGCGACTAAACCATGCGGGGCCTGACAAGTCAGAACACTTCCAGTAGCAATTGAAGTTACATCTATGTATAAGTCTGGGCTTCTAGAGCCGTAAAGCTCTGTGACCACGCTACCAGGAACCGCACGAGGGTTATTTTTCCAAGATAGATTAACTCCATCTAATAAATCATCTTCGGTTTCCGCACTAGTAACTATTAGATCACTTGGTGGGCCGATAGTAACAATTCTAGTTGTTGGTCCGGTAGGCCCAATACTTTCGGATCTGTCAATTCTATTCTCTAGATAAAAGCTTTCGTCGTATTCTTTAGCAACAATATCTACTAGGCCGTCTGGCTGCATATTTACTGTATCAATACGAAAAGGCTTATTATCCCAGCCATATCTAGGGTAGGTTATTTCGATGACTGTGCCGGCTAGTAATAGTATTCCACTATATCTTAGTGTCATACTTACAGTAAGACCGAATCTCGACTTGTTTAAGTAAGACTCGGCAAGTAATCTAGTATTATAATAATTTGTTATTCCCGGGACAGATAAGTTACCTTTCTTTGGTACTCCTTTATCCGAAGCTAAAAATTCTGAGTTGAAGAAGCCAATATTTCTAGCTTCAAACTTTACTGCCGGATCAGCGAAAGATGCTACTAAAGAATTATACGCGGAACGTACTCCTTCGTCACTTAATTGTATTTTCCCAATTATGTCATCTTTAGTAATATTTCTTATATCGCTAGCACCAATTACTGGTTCTATGTCCTCTACATCCAATGAGTATAGACCACTTGTATATCTAAGAATACCATTAAAGTGGTTCAAGAAGCCATTTATGTTATCAAATAGCGATGCAGATGTATCTACTGTTAGATTAGTCTGGTATTTAGTAACATATCTTTGTGAGTGCTCATCCCAACCACAGAGTCTCCAGTAGTCAATACTATCACAGTCGTATAGTGAGTAACCTGAAATAACTTGTCCGTTGCGAATATCCCGTACAGGGTTTCCAATAGAAGTAGGTGTTGTGGCTGTACCGCCACCAACTTTATTTAAGGTAAGCGAAGTTACAATAGTTAGGCCTAAACCAGCAGCATTACTGCTAGTAGGTTCAATACTTTTTACGCCCGCTGTTTGTACAACATACAGATTATTATCATTACCAGTATAGAGTACTTCTCCTACTTTCCATGCTTTCCATGAGTTCCACTTATTAGTTAGCTTACCAACTACTTCGTTAAATGTAACATAGTTACCCGACTTTATCTCAGAAACTGTACCTTGAAATAGTAAAGCCCCTCCAGCAGTAAGTAATCTATATTTGCTGCCTAGAGTCATACCTGCAGTGCTACTAAGTTGTATTGTAACATCTGATCTTTTATCGCACTTTCTAGCTGCTATTATCCAAGAGGCTAGGTCTATATCACTAGTTGCGCTTAAACCTCTACCGTATCTTGTGGAAGTCATATAGTCAAGTAGTTGTAGTGCCGGATTTATACTAACTCTAGTATCGCCGGACT